GCTGGGGGTGCCTCTTCCTCCTGGGGCTCTTCACCGGGCACGAACTCTGTCTCTTCGGTCTCTTCTTCGTCACCCTCGAACTGCCCAGCTTGCTGCTGAGCCTGCTGTGCCTCGTAGAGCGCGTTCCACTCCTCCTCCGTGCGCTGCGGCAGCTTGGCCACATCGAGGAGGTGGTTCTCCAGCTCCTGATTGGGGAAGAAGGGCATCCCGGTGGCTGCGAGCGTGGAGATGAACTGCGACAGCTCTGCCGGGGTCGGGGAGTCCACCTCGCCGTGGGTGAAGCTCGGCATCGTGGCAGGGTCGAAGTTGTTGATGCGCCACAGCCGAGGAAGCTCGAAGCGGTTGAGCACCTCCGCGATGAGGTCGAGCCATGCCGTCAGGCTCGCACGCAGCATCCCCTCCTTCGAGGTGGCGAGCGCGTAGCTCCCCACGGCGTCGTGACCAAGGAGGATGATGTCAGCTAGGACCGTCATCGCGATGCGCTGGTCGTAGCGCTGGATGATGGCATCGGTGTTGAAGGACCGTGCCCCGCCTGTGCTCAAGAGTGTGAACTGATACAGCTGGTTGCCGGTCTCCGGGTCGTACTGCATGGGCAGCACCAGACCCTCTTGTGAGTCCCGCCTGACGTTCTTCACCGCGTCGTAGAACAACTGCGCGATGTACTTCTCCTCGTCGCTGGCGTCCTCTGCCAGATACTCGGCCGGGATGTACGCCACGGGGAGACCAGCCAGGTCTCGCTCGATGCCGATGCCTTCGATTTCTTCGATTCGCTTCTTGAAGTACCACGGCCGGTAGGCGTTGCGGAGGACACTTCTGCCCTCAGGGTTGTTCTTCCGCGACGTGGTGCGGAACAGCAAGCTCTTGGCCATGGGGATGAAGGTGCGCTCGTAGGTCGGTGGCGACTGCTGCCACAGGCCATGGATGCTGCCCTTGCTGTCCACCTCCCACCGTTCGCGGGTCTCTTGCGCTCGCATCGCGAACTTCCGCCAGCCGTAGAGCCCATCCTCGAACTTGGAGGTTGCAGGCAATGGGTCCTTGTACTGCCCCGGCATGAGCGAAGGTTCCCAGTCCCGAATCTGCTCCCCGCGACGGACCTTGTAGACGGTCTCGAAGTACGACCACCCGTGCGGGAGCATGGTCAGCACCTCAGAGATGAACTCCTCCCAGGTGTGCTCCATGTCCTCCATGCACTCGCGGACGAACTCCGCGCCGTTCTCCGCCTCCTCGCTGTCATCATCAGCGGGAGTCAGGTTCCACTCGACGCCACGGAGCATCATGTCGATGGCGTGCAGCACGGCCCCAACCACGGGGTCGTTGTCGGCCATCTCCGTGAAGACCTTGGTGGCCTTGAGCCCCTTCAGCGCAGGAAGGAACTCGTTGTCCACCTCACCCGTGATGATGTTGAGCCCGGAGAGACCAAGCTCATCATCAGGTCGCGCACGCTTCTGCTCGTTGGAGACGCCCACCCGCATGTTCACCGGGGTGCTCTGCTGCGGGGGCGGTGTGGACTGCTCAGCCAAGACGTGCGCTCCTGTTGCGGGTGAGCGCAGCATAAGCAGCAAAGCGGAAGACGTCGCGCACTCGCCCTCGCGCGCGCACGCGCGTTCCTAGAGAGTTATCCGGCTTGCTTCCATGGAGATACGCCGCCCTCATGCTGGAAGTCGAGACGGGGCTTGGCTTTGACCAGGCCCTTCCGCCCCTTGCGAACAGCGTGATAGGCCATGGCTCCCGCCACCACGGAATCCGGGCAGTGACCGCGCCCGAAGAGGTCATCGTGCGTGGCGTACAGGTGCTCTTTGTAGGCATAATCGATGCGGGGGCACTTGATGTCCCCGCGCTCGATGGCCGCGACGTACTCAGAGAGCAACTCATCCCTGTGACGACCGGACATGATGAAGGGCTCAGCGTTGAACTCGGAGAGGTCGCCAATCACGTTGCCGATGCCCGTGGCGTCATAGGTAGCCGCGAACGTCTTGTAGCGCTTCCTGGGGTCTGCACCGTACTCAGCGAGGCGTCGGTCCCAGCGCTTGACCATCACCGGCCACGGGAGCCTCTGGAAGCGCTCGAAGGCCACCACGGTGTAGGGGGCTTCCTGGGAGGTCATGGTCCAGAGCACGGACCAGTCCTTCTCCTTGGCCCAGTCCGCACCGTGCGCGTAGTCGATGGCCTCGTCCCACTCCCCTGTGATGATGCGCTCGTTGGGCTCGCCCATGAAGACGCCAAGCGACGGGTCGAACATCGCGTCCACCGCCGCCGTATCGATGGCGTTTCCGGCGATGAGCGGGTCCTGAAGGTCGTACTCCACCTCGAACATGCGCGCGCTGACCTCAGTGCGCTTGCTCTGGATGTCTTGTGGCCGTAGCCACCCATCAACGGGGTTGCTCGTCTCCTTGTAGCACCATGTGAAGATGGGCCAGCCCTTCTCAGCGGCCCTGTCGAGGATGATGGCCATGGTGCCGTCGGGATATTGGTGCGTGCTCGACATCGTGGTCTGCGGCTCGATGCCGTGCTTGAACATCGGCTGGCCCTGTGCCGCCTCCAGAATCTCAATCTCCATCTCATCAATCTCATCGAGCCGTAGCCGCTGCGGGTGAGGTCCACGGACGGAGGTCTGAGAGGCCGTCAGCGCGGTCATCGCTCCACCGTTGTTGAGGATGGTCTTGCCCTGCACTTGCTTGATGAGCAGATGGGTGGGCGCTCCCGGTGTTGACCAGATGTTGTTGGTGGCCTCATGGATGCGGTAGCTCTGCTGACCCGACCCACCCAGCAGGGAGAGTTCAGCTCCCAACGCCGCAAGCTCCGTCGCACAGAGGGTCGAGAGCAGCATGGTCTTCCCACCGAATCCTCGTGATGCCTTCCACACGCTGACAGGGTCACGAGCGAAGTAGGCGTTGGCGAACGCATCGAACGGAGTCTGGTGGTCGTGACAGACCCGCTGCCTGGGAATCTTGATACCGAACATGGCGTAGACGAACCACCACAGCTCGTCATCGTCCATGGGGCCACGAGCCACCTGCACTGACTGTAAGAGCGCCATCGTTGTCTCCCGTTACCAGTAGGTGTTGGCCCAGTCGATGCGCTTCTCTTCCGACCCTTGCTTGGCATAGCCCTGAGCAACGCCGCCACGGCCTTGAACGCGCGGGATGCCCCACTTCTCTGATTGGTCATCACGCTGGCGCATCCTCAGTGGCGGCTCGATGCCCATGTCCTCCAAGCAGTACGCGATGGAGGTAACAAGCCCACTTTCGGTTGCATAAACATAGCGCCCTGCTTGTACCCAATAGTGATGAACCGGGCTGAGACCGCTGTCGTCCGTGTACCGCATGTTGTAGTCAGTGCCCAGGTCCATGAATGATGCGTACGTTTCTCCCGCAGCCACACGCATCTCTTTGTTAGTCCAGCGCCCAATAAGCATGTACGCCATGCCATTTGCCAGGCGAACCGATGGTGTGTGGTATGAGGCATAGGTAGCAATACCTTGCTCATAAAGCAGTCCCCATGTGAGACCATCATCATTGCTGGAGAGGACACGCTCATAAAGCACGTTTCCTGTATATTTGAAGTAGATACGCCCGCCATCCTCCGGGGCATCTTGAATAACCCCGCATGGATGCCCCTCGGTGTAGCTTCCACCAACTGCCCACGCGCCATACCACAGGACTCGTGTCCAAGATGCACCGTTATCCGTCGAGCGCCAAATACCGCCGTTGTTCCTAATACTACCGCTCAAGACTCTTCCATAACCGAGCATCGCAAGAAGGGTTCCTGATTCTGTCTTGAACACGGAACCACTATGGACTTGGCTACCACTGATAATAACATCGCTCGTTGTGACATCATGCAGAACTATCTGCGTCCAGGTGTCTCCAATATCATCCGTGTAGTAGATTCTCGACCATGTGTATGTATCCGTGATACGCCAAGCCACGATGTAGATTCTCTCGCCAACCTTCGACATCCCGAATCTGAAGAACGGCTCCGTAAACACAACCCCTGCTGGCGTAGGTGAGACCGTGTTGTTCTGTGTGATGTAGTTCTGCACGCTCTGAGCAAACCCGAATCTCAACTCTCCATCCGCAGACCAGGCGTGAAAGACTCTCCCGTCCTCAAGCGGTACACCCGTCCCGTTGTAGACCCCGCTCACGGGCCGCACCCACGTCAGCGGGTCAGGAAAGAGATTGATACACGGCTCGCCGCTGAGAGCCATCACGTCTCCTTCTGTTGGTGCTTCTTGCTCCGTGCCTTGACCCAGGCACGACGCTCTTCTCTGCGCCCATCCATGGGAATCATCTTGGTGGTGCGGTCTCCCTCGTTCCAGTCCTTGTTGATACGGTTGTAGATACCAGGGATAGCAGCGATGTAGGGCCGAGAGATGAGCCGCCGCATGGTGTCGAGCCCGCCGCACTCTGGACATCGACGTGGGTCATCCCTGCTGGCAACTCGTACCCGGTAGTCATCTGCATGGTGGCAGTGGTCGCATGAGTAGGCGTAGATGGGCACGAGGTTCTCCCTGGGAGCAATGCGGACATGAGCGACTGGGAGGACCATCCGGCGGAACGAGCAACGTCACCACGCCACCGCACTGGTCACACAGCCATGAGTACCTGCTGAGCCGCAGCTTAGACCATGGGTCTTTGCCGCTCACGGCAGCACTGAGCGCTGATGGTCCAAGAACTCGCTCTGGGCGCTATGCACGAGCAGGGTCAGACACTGCCCCGGTGCTGCCTCTTTGATGGTCACGAACCCACACGTGCAGTGGAGGTAGACGAAACGGGCCTCATCGATGCCTGACCACTTGACGCGGTGCTGAGGCCGCGATGGGTGCCAGTAGGTCATCCCACCACCCTCCCATACCACCACGCCGCAAGCGCCCACACAGCGGCTCCTATGGCCAGGGTGAAGCACCCATCGGGTTCTGCCCGCTCCGTGGTGTGAAGAGGCTTGCCGTTGATGGTCACGGTGATGGTGTTCGTGGTTTCTACCCGCCCGGTGTCTGCTGACTCGCAATCATGCCAGTCTTGCAGGTCCATACCCGTCTCCATCAGCTCATCAGTGGTCGGCATGTCCGCTTCGAGCACATGAAGCGTGAGGTCAACGGGCTCGTTGCTGCCTTCTGGCAGGAACACCACTCTCATCTCTCCATCGGGTCTTATCATCGCAGCGCCAACCAGAAGATGAACGAGACAACTGAGACGAACACTGCGCTCGTCAGGAGCGAGAGACCGTACTCGTTGGGCAACGGTTTGAGGGTCCATCCCATGCCGAAGCCGACACTCCACGAGAAGAGGTGTGCAGCGGCAAGCAGGAACACGAACGAGAGGTTCAACTACTCATCCTCTTCTTCATCGATGACCTCCGCCTCGACCACCGTGCCATCCTCGATAGCAACGGGCTGAGGAATCAGGTCTGGAGTGATGGTGCCGGGCATACCTACGTTCTCGCCATGTGCTTCCCGTGCTCTTGCCAGTGCAGCGATGTACTCATCCTTGGAACCTGCTGCGATGATGTTGTTCGTCGTGGTGCTCTGGTCCACGTTGATGCTCTGGTCACCCAACACCATCGTGACGTTGCCTTGCTGGTCAGTGATACCGAGCAGGCGAGCCTTCTGCCGCATGATGGCAAGGCATCTGTCCATAGCCCCAAGGTGTGGGTCTTCCCCGTTGGACATCTGCACGCTCTTGGCCAGCGCCGTGTAGGACATCAGGTACAGACCTTCGAGACGCTCCAGCTCCATGTGGATGATTTCTTCGGCCTCAGGAGCTGCGATGGCCTCAAGTGCTCGTCGTACCCATCGATGCGCGGTGCTCTCGGAGATGTCAAGCTGCGTACCGATGGTCCTGTAGGTGTGACCTTGCTTGCGGAGTTCAAGCGCACGCTGACGGAGTTCTTGCCGCTTCTCCTCCTCGATGCGATGTTGCTCCTTGATGTGCCGCAACTCTCTCGCCAGGCCCTCTGTTCCCATGCGCTGGCCAGCGACCGTCTGCGGCGCTCGACGAGCGACAGGAACCCCCGCCTCCTCGTACTTCTGATGACGCCGCGAAAGCGCTTCTGACGCCTTCTGAGGGGCTTCTACGGCCATTTGACTGCTCCCGTGCGTGGTCTGGTCTCAGGCACATGGTAAGTAGTTGCACGTTCTGGTGTCTAGCACCCTACGTGCTTGGCCCACCCGCTTCGCTGACCACGGTCAGGCTGCTGTGACCGAAGCTGAAGTGTTTTGCCCACCATCCATCCTTCTCTCCGCGCCAATCGGTCCAACCAGCGACTAACTCAACAGTGACCGACCAGTACTCCCAGGAGGAGTTCCAATCGATGCTGATGACCGTTCCCTCTCGACCCGCAACTCCCTCTCGACCCGCAACATGGAGCCCAGAGGTGCCGTAGGTCACGTCATCGTTGACCCTGAC